GCTGGCTGTAACCTCTTGATTTCATTCTTATGCGAATCGCATCACCCGGCTTTCGCCACACCCGTTTCCCGGCGCACTCGCGGAGGAAGGGGGAGTGGATCGTCGGCATTATGCCTGTGGAAAACGGGGGACGCAGGGAGACGTGACCGGCCAGGCCGGCGAAGAAGAAGTCAGGCGCGCCAGCGCCAGCGGGCGAATGCCTTGATGAGGGAGGTGATGATGCTGCTGAGGTGGATCACGATAGCGGTCTCACGGAGCCATGTTGGGGAACATAGCCCAGTGGGGAGGATGGGTGCAACAGCGGGATGTCGGAAGAAAGAGGCTTAAGAAGCGGAAATTGTTTACCAAGCAGAGGCCCGACAGTAGCGATCTAAAATGGCGAAGCCTACACGAGGCAGGCTTGCGTCCATCAGCCAGGTCAGATACGCGGGAGCGGATATCTAGCCTTGATCTCTTCGACCTTGGCAAGCCAGGCGCTGTAATCCGTCTCCACACCTGCACGGATCGAATCGAACTCCACTTCCGTTTTGATTGGATCGCTTTCCAAACGGTAGGCCTCGGCACGTCTGGCCAACACAGCATCATATTCTTGCTGAACCCGCTCTCTGGAAACCTGATCCGGTGTTTTCATCATTTTCCAATCGATCACTTGGGCAACTCCACGGTTCCGTCTTCAACGATATGGATGGGGACAGGGAATTTGGCAGCTTCGCTGTAGCTCCCCCGGATGGGAAACACCAATGTCAGGCATATCTCTCCGCCTGCCCTGGTAACCCTCCCGGAAAAAGGCCCCTCATGGATGGCAGAGGCTGGCAGATATCCCCCCTCCGGTAACTGCGAGAAGTCGTACATGACACCCGAGACGGCTATCGAATCTCCGGAAACCATGACATCCATATCAGTCGAGTCCTCGGGCAGGACTACAACCGGACTGAGTTCGATACGCATCAGTACCACCTCCCCACAGCCATCACCGTAATGGTGTCGTTAGCCCCCAGTGCCTGCGCCGTCGCGAAAGAAACAGAGCTGCTACCGTTGAGATAGGCTCCACGAACCCCCTGCCCTGCAGTGGCAGGCCATCCGCTGGAGGGAATCCAATTGCAGGTCACCCCGGTATTGAAGCCCGTAACGAAGGCAGCTGGTAGCTGTATCACGTTAGCTCCAAACGAAAGGCCCGGTTCGGATCTTGCCGCTGCCATCTGGGTACCATCCGCAAAGCGAACGTACCAGCCGTTGGAAGTTGTCCCGCTCTCCATCACGGCCCCGGTGGGCTTACCTGTGGCAAGTCGCCTCGTTACGCTCCCCACGATATTGTCTGTCGTATAAAACCTGACCCACTCCTTCCAGGTTCCATTGGTACAGCTCCTGTACCAAACCTCCGGGAGGTTGGTATTTCTCACGAAGAACAGCTGATAGCGGGTACTGGCGTCGAATACCATCGACAGAGCGACATGGCCGTTCACACCGCTGATATTGTTGTTTCCAAGAGGCACGTTGTAAGTATTGGGGGTTATCGAGAACCATCCGCTTTCGTTCACCGTGTCCATATCCAGGGCCATGGGTGCTTGGGTCTTGGAAACACCTCCCAAGAACCCCAATGCATTGCCTACGGTAGAGGCTCCATTGATAGCACGGCCAACTTCGGTGATCCCCATGTCAGCCTGCGCCTGCGAACCGGTAGACGCTATCGCCCAAGGCTTCACTGCCGCCAGGAGGGAACCCCATTGATTGCTGAGGTCACGGAACTGATCCGCCAGTGTCTTCGAGTACCCCTGCACCGGGGTGATCGAATATGCCTGGCCGTTGGCGGTAGCTCCTTGATATGCGGGCTTGATGGTCAGCACAGTGGCGCTGGCGACGTTGCCGATCTCGTACCAGCGGCCATCCGGCCCTCTGAAGGCATCGCCGGCGCGCGCATTGGCGCTGAAGGCGGTGCCGCTGCCGGTCACCGTGTCCGAATTGAGGACGACGGAAACCGTGCCTGTGGAATACCAAGGCATGACGTTCTCCAGATAATGAAAAACCCGCAGTCGGCGGGCTTGATAGGGTTAGTTCGGGACCACAGGGCTGACGCCCAGGCGAGCCTGGAGTTCGGCTATTCAGGCATCGGGTATCGTGACTTGATCTCTTCCACCTTGGCGATCCAGGCGCCATAGTCCGGCTCGACGCCGGCCTTGATCGCATCGAACTCGGCTTCGGTCTTGAGCGGATCGCTTTCTTCCCGATAGGCCAGAAGGCGCTTGGCCTGAGCACTGGCCAAGGCCTGATCGCGCACATCTGCCGCGGCCTTTGCAGGGCTGACGTACTTATCCCATTGGATGTTCATAGCTGAACGCTACCTCGACTTTTCCATCCTGGTCGACCGGAATTGACTCGACCTCCCTAGGAAACTGCATCATCACTTCAGAGGTCACCTGGTGGATGTAGTGCAGGTACAGGCGGTCGCCGTCCACGAAGCGAATATCAATGAATGGCGTACCATGGTATGCCTCCGGAGGCAGGTACCCGCCAGGCTGCATTCTTCCGAAATCGTATTCGACGCCATCCAGGATAAACACCGACCCTCGCACCTGGACATCGCTGAGACGTTCCCTGTCAGGCGTGATGCCCTGCTGCAACAAAGGTTTCAACAACAGCTTCATCAATTCCACCTCCCCATGGCGACATAGCTGGCGGCCATCCCGCTGGCCACGCTGGCGGTGTCGTAGCCGTACCAGGAAAACAGCGTTTCGGTGACCGACATCGTCGAACCCCAGGGACGGGAAGCGTTGTTTCCTGCAGCTCTCATCGGGTTGACCATGACAGACGGAGGCCGGGAGAACGAGACCGGGAACCCCCACGAATAAGCAACCGGAGTGATATAGAACGACAACGTACCAGCCGGCTGGTAGGCCATGGTGGCTCCCACATTGGTAGTGGTGTTGCCCCAGCAGATCTGGGTTCCGTCGGCGTAGCGTACATACTCGTTGAAACCGACAGTCCCGCCGCGCTGAATGATGGCGCCGGATGGATTGTTCGATGCATCGAAGCTCGCCAGTCCGACAAGGTTGAACTGGCTGTACTGCAACACCCAGCGCGACCAGTTACCCCCGGCCTTGATCCGCATGTACTGGCCAGTGGCGGAATTCAACTGGTACCACTGCTGGACGGCGAAGTCCGGGTTGCCGTGCTGCATATGCAAGACATAGCCCTGGGCATTGTTCACCGGCGAAGGCACCGCCGTGCCATGAGCGTATAACCCCGAGACGGTCAGCGAATCGAGGTCCGCCGTATTCATCGCGTTGCCAGCCCAGCCCATCTGATTGGGCGCGACGCCCCCCAGGTAACTCAATGCGTTGGCCGGCGTCGAGGCATTGTTCAAGGCCCGACCAACAGCCGAGATTCCCATGTCGGCCTGCGCCTGCTGGCCCGTCGAGGACACCGCCCAGGGTTTGATCCCTGCCAGGGTGGCTCCCCACTGGTTGTTGATATCGCGGAATTGGTCTGCCAAGTTTTTTGAATAACCATGTACTGGGACAACCGCATAAACTTGGCCGCTAGCGGTCGCGCCCTGATAATTGGGCTTGATAGAAATAACCGTTGCACTGGTCACATTGGTGATTTCGTACCACCGGCCGTCAGGGCCACGGAACGCATCGCCGGTTCGCACATTAGCGATAAAATCAGTAGCGCTTCCTAATACCGCTTCGGAATTCAGCGTGACGGAAACCGAACCTTTCGAATGCCAAGCCATAGCATTATCTCCCAAAAATCAACTCAAGCCTTTATTATCGGAATTGAAGGCATAGCATAATAAACAGCAGCTGGAATTCCAGGATAAGAACTTGGAAGCCCGGTATATGCATGCTGCATAAGCCTTGGCACTCCCTCCTCAGTGAAACCCCAGCGTATATAAATAATTGCATTGGCCGTGCCACCAGATACCGCCACTCTGCCAAATTCCACGTCAAGCGCCATGCCTACTGCAATGTAGCTATCGGCAGGCTGCCCCCATGTCGCTGGGCGATATATGTCTATGCGGCCAGCTCCTATAATCGGTTCCCCAGATACCCTAACCCAATCTTCTGGCGCCCCGCCCAGTTCCGCACTAAAAACCAAGGGAAGTCTTAGAGAATCGAAAACGACACTTCCCGCCGAGTTTCGAACACGAAGCCCATATCCTCTCAGCAAAGGCAATGCATAGGCATAGACTCGAACTCTTACGGAGCCGGATGTATGTGCTCCATACCCCGAAAAACTCAGACTGGCGCCTGTCCAGTTTCCTGGCCCGCCTCGATACTGTACTGAGTCGAAGTAAAGAAATTTATTCTTCCAAGCTTGAACTGCTAGAACAGGAGGTGCAGCTGAGGTAACCGCATATGGAAAATCCAGTGAGAACCACTGACTTGTCTCGACTTCAATATTTCTTTCCAACAGAAGAGAAAGATTATGAAACTCTCCATCTATTACAGTCTGCCCCAGGCCATTTCTTACCAAGACCCCATACTCACTCATACCTTGGCCACCACATACAAGGTTCCAGAAGTGTGGAATAGTGAGGGCCACCAATCCTCGTAGCCCCATTGAACAACTCCATCACCCATTCGGGCCCAGACCGGACGCTTATTGTACTGATCACTAATCACATAGACTGAAGCATTGTTCGGGCCAAAGCCGGGCGTGGCAGCCTCTCCTTTCGAAACTGCATCGACCCGCCTGGAATATACAACCCGCAACGCCCTGTCAGTTATATCGACAGCGACATCCCCATTCTCTCGATAGATACGTAACCCATAGATACTCATGACTGTAGAAGCCCCATCTCAACTCTGACTTGGCCTGCACTGTCTCGCACTGTATAAGTACCTGCTTTATCCAGCCTCCATATCGGCATACCATTATTTGATATTGCATTTGACTGAATGACATTTCCAATTTTCGCGTTATCTATCGCTCCGTCCTGAATCAGGGCGCTCTTGATAAACATCTGCCCGTTAACTATTGAAACCGGCGCTACCGTCGCCCCACTCGAACTGTCAAACCAGATAAACCGATCCGCCTGAAACGCCATGGTCGACACACTGGTCCCACTGTCGAACCCCAGCTGCCACCCCGCCGCATACTTTTGTCCGTTGGCATGCGCCTGGAGCTTCACGCTGTACATCGCCTTGACGTTGCCATCCAGCGAGGTGACCGCCTGGGAGGTGGTCTGGATCGCCGCGCTGTTGGTGTCGGTGCGCGCCTGCACGGTGTCGATCCGCTGTGCGAGGGCGCTGTCGGCGTTGGCGCGGGCGGTCTGTTCGCTCTGCAGGCTGGCTGCGGTGCCACCGATCGAGGCCGAGAGCTGGTCCAGACGTTGCGCGGTGGCCTGGCGATCGCTGGTCGCGACCCGTTCCACCGTGGCGATACGCCCTTCGGCATCGGCGGTGCGCGCCTCCAGTAGCGTCGTGCGAGTGGCCTGGGCCTCGTTTTCGGTGGCCCGTACGGTTTCCTCCTGGGCTGCCCGGGCAACGGTCTTCCAGCCGCGCAGGGCATCGGCCATGGCGCCATTGCCGTCATCCGCGTCGTCACGGGTCGCCGCCTGCAGTACGCCAAGGCGCGATGCCTGGGCGGTAAGGCTGCCGTCGAGTTCGCTGATTTCAGTGGTATGGCTCGCCACCTGCTGCGCCAGCCCGTTGGCGGTTTCCAGCGACTGGCCGATATCGGACCAGTAGGCCGCGTTCGGCGGCGCCGTCTTCGCCGGCACAGCCTTCAGTGCCTGGTACAACCGCTGCCCCTGTCGCACCATGTCGTTCTTCGCGTAGACCTTGGCCGGGTCGTACAGCAGAACGTCGGCGAGGTCGCCGACCTGCTTCTGCAACCCCCCGATATCCACCTGCATCCGTTCGATATCGGAGAAGAACTGCTGGCCCAGCGCCGACTCGACGTACTCCTGGGTGATCAACTGGTTGTATTCGCTGGCGTCGCTGGAGCTGGTGCCGGTGACCCAGTTCGACCACGCGCCGACGTTGCCGCTACGGTCGATCAAGCGACCGCGGAACGCCAGCCGTTCGCCGGCCGGTATCGGCGATACCAGGTGGGTATTGCCTGGGTAGGCGAACAGGCCCAGCGCCCGTGCGGTCTCCTCGCTGCCGCCGGGCGTGGCGGACTGCTGGATCTCGGTGTAGGCGGTGTCCGCCGCGCCGCTGGCCGGGAACCCCCACTCCAGGCCGATGCGCCAGGGGCCGGCCACGCAGCGCAGGTAGGCCAGCGCCGGCGGCGGCGTGGTCTTGCCCTCGAGAGCGGTTTCCACACTGCTGGCGTAGACCGAACCGACCTCCATCACGTTCAAGGCGCGTACCCGCACCAGGTAGCGACCGGCATAGATGCCCGGCACGTCGAAACCGAGCGCCGAGGTTCGCGGCACCCGCACCCAGTTGCCCGAGTCCTTGCGCCATTCGGCCTCGTAGGCCACCGCGTTCGGCGCGGCATCCCAGGAGGCCGACAGGCTGGTCACCGCCAACCCCTGGTCGACCTTGGTGAAAGCCTTGATCCGCACGTTCTGCGGCGGCGCCTGCACGCCCGGCGGAATGCTGGTGACCGGCGGCAGCTCGATGCGCGCACCGTTGTCGATGGCGTCGAACTTGCTCGCGTTGTGTTGCAGCGCGGTGATCTCGAAAAGATTGTCCTCCGGCCGGGTGATGCTCATGATGCGGAAGCGCTGGGTGGTCAGGCTGTTGCTCTGCAGCGCCCACTGCCCCTGGGGCCGAGGCGTCTCCGAATAGGCGGCGGTCACGCTCAGCACGCGGCCGACCACCGACTGGACGCTGCGCGCCTCGGCCTTGCCGTTCGGCAGGTTGACCAGCAGGCGATCGCCGGGTCGGGCCTCGACGTCGCGGTCGAGGGTCAGCGCGCGGCCATCCACCGCGCTCAGGCGTCCGCCGATCTGCTTGCCGGACTTGACCGGGTCGGCTACGGCGATGATCTTCCCCGGCGCCAGCCCACGGCCATCCATGCCGGTGCGGAAGGTCACCGCGTCCTGCTCCAGCTCCTCGGTCAGCAGCGCCCACTGGCCACGCCGCTGCGCCTCGCCCTCGGAGGTGCAGCCGATCGCGGTGATCTCCAACTGGCTGATGCCGTAGCGGCGCTGCGCGCGGTCATTGTTCACCGCCACCGGCTGGCTCTGGTAGCCGTTACCCGGATTGTCGTAGTTGACCAGGGCCAGGGTGTGGCGATCGCGCTGGCGGCTGCTGCTGTAGTTGAAGTGGCTGCCGTCGTCGCCACGCACGGTGTTCGACGGCGAGAAGGTGTAGGCCTCGTCCTCCGGCATATCGGACACCGCCACCATTTCCGCGCCGGACCAGTAGGACATGCCGCGGAAGATCGCTGCCAGGTCGCGCAGCACGGTCCAGGCTTCGGCGCGACTCTGCAGGTACAGGTTGCAGCTGAAGCGCGGCTCCTGGCCGCCCTTGCCGTCGGGCACCGACTGGTCGCAGTACTGGGCGATGCGGTACAGCGACCACTTGTCGACCATGCTCGCGTCGATCCGCCGACCGAGGCCGAAGCGCTTGTGCAACACGATGTCGTACCAGTGCCAGGCCGGGTTGCTGGTCCAGGTCGACTTGAACGAGCCGTCCCAGGTGCCGCTGTAGCTACGGGTCTGCGGATCGTAGTTGCTCGGCACCCGCACCCGCCGGCCGCGCGCTTCCACCGATATCTGCGGAATGCTCTGGAACTGGCTGGCATCGAACTCGACGAACAGCAGCGCGGTGTTCGGGTAGCGCAGCTTGGCGTCGATCACCTCCGTAATCGCCTCGACCCGCATGGTGTCGGCGACGCGGTTGTTGTTCTGGTTCGGCGTCAGGCGGCGCACGCGCACCTGCCAGCCGCTCCGCGCCTCCGGCAGGTCGACACGGTGGGAGCGCTCGTAGCGGCTGGTGGACTTGTCGTCCAGCGAAGCCTTCAGCGCTTCCTGCCAGGCACCGCCGTCGACGGCGATGTCGATCGCGTAGTCGATGCGGTAGCCGACCACGTCACCGTTTTCCTGCTGGCGCTGGATGGCCGGCCAGGACAGGCGCAGGCGCACCGCCGAGAGCTGGGTGTTGCTTACCGCGCGGACCCAGGGCGCGTCACTCTTGAGCTCGACGCCGACCGCCAGTTCGTTTTCCACGGCGGGCACACCGGCAATGTGTTCCTGGTCCACCGAGCCCGAGCGGAACTCCCAGGTCACTCCGGGGAAGTTCACCGAGCCGTCCGCCGCCAGCAGCGGCGTATCGTCCAGGTAGATCGAACGGCCGTCGACGCCACCGTCGAACTCGCCTTCGCCCAGTGCCAGGAGAATCTTCGCCCGTGCGATCGAGCGCACCGAGTCCGGCATCTCCACCGGCTGGCGCGGCTTCTTGCTGCCACCCTTGTGGCCCGTGATGGTCTTGTTCATGACGTTCCTTCAGGCAAAAAAACGCCCGCGCATGGCGGGCCTGTTACGGCGTTGCCGGCTACAGCCGGTCCTCGGCATAGATACCGGCGCTGATCACCGCGCCGCCGATGCGGCGCTTGCCGTAGAGCACGCCGACCGGATGGCCCTGGGCGATGGTGTTGACCGGGCCGCCGAAGGCATAGCTGGGGGCGTTCTCGGGGGCCTCGCGGCCCTTCAGGCCCTTGGGTTGGGGACTGAGCATCTGCATGACGCCGCCCGCCAACATGCTGACTCCAGCGGTTACCAGGAACGAACTGGTTCCACCGGAGAAGAACGTCGTGAATCCACCCACGACAATCAAGGCAGCCCCCAGAATCGTCTGGAAAAGCCCCGCCTGCTTGCTCCCGATCACCAACGGCACGATGCGGATATCCTCGCGTCCGCGCATGTCCAGTTGCTCGCCGGACAGGTTGGTACGCCCACGGAACACGGCGAAGGTCAGCCCTTTCGATTCCGCCTCGCGCATGAACGTCTCGAATCCCTCCATGGTGTGCTTCAGGGCGCTCATCGCCTCGCGTACCGTGCCGCTTTCCAACAACCGGCCGTGCATGCGGCCGAAGCGCTTGCCCAGAACCCCGTACAGACGGATGGTGGTGAGGCCCTGACTCAGGGTGTCACTCATGGACCTGTTCCTCTCGTGAAGAGCCGATTCCGACGGCTCGCTTGAATATGTCGTTCACTGCGGCATCCGCGTGTGCCGCAAGACCAGGCGCGTGCGTTCGATCCAGGGTCCGCCGAACACGTCGCGGGTCGACAGCCGTCCGTACAGGTGGTGCAGCAGGAACGGTCCGTCGCCGCCGAGCGCCTGGACCGGCTCGCTGTCCAGACGCCAGTCATTGCCCAGGTAGATGCCCGCGTGGTTCGGGTGCAGCGCCCTCCCGACCTGCATCACCAGCATGTCGCCGCGGCGGATTCCGGCCAGCGGCACCGGCCGGAATCCAGCCGCCGCATAGTGCTGCTCGTAGAGGCTCTCGCCGGTTTCCCACCAACCGTCGCGGCGCGGATAGTCCGGAAGCTCCAGACCTGCCTCGCGGCGGTACCAGTCGCGACAGAGGCTCCAGCAGTCGAGCACGCCGTGGGCGAACTCGCGGCCGAGCAGCGGCGCCCGATAGCCCTCCGGCGCTAGATGCGCGACATCGCCTTCCGGCCAGGACAGGATCACCCAGGGCAGACCATGCAGTTCGCAACTGACCCGATCGGCCATGCTCGGCGTGGCCGGAACGTCCGGGTGGCTGTGGACGATGGCCAGGACCTCGCCCTGGTCCTCGGCGGCGCACCAGTCCTGGTGATCGATCACGAAGTGCTCGCTGGGCGATCCGGCTGCGTTGCGACAGGCCACGTAGCGGCGTTGACGCACACCGCGAACGATCAGCCCGCAGCATTCGCGCGGATGCTCGCGGGCGGCGTGTGCGGCGATGGCCCGCTGCAAGCTGCGGCTCAGTTCCATGCTCACATCCTGACCAGGCCGGCGCCGGCGAAGCCGCCGTGGGACAGCGGGTTGTCCGCGCCGAAGCGCAGCTTGCAATCGCTGACCCGGCCGCCGCAGCGGTCCAGCGCCGGATCGTCCACCGGATTGCCGTCGGCATCGAACATCGCCGTACCGGTGTAGTTGCAGTCCTGCCCGCGGTACTCGTTGGTGATGCACCAGTGGCACAGCGAGGTGATCTGGCGCGCCGGGATCTGCTGGCCCTGGAAGTCCGGCGGAGCGGACAGCTCCCAGGTCACCTGGACGCTGTTCTCGGCGGTCTTCTGCTCGAGGAACCAGATGTTCAGGCGCTCCTGGGAGGGGTCGGCCTGCGGGTTGCCTTCGGCGAAGTTGGCCGCATCCAGGTAGTGCGCATAGGTCTCGCGCACGATCAGGCGCGCGCCTACCAGGCCATCGAAGAACAGGCAGAGCGCGCTGATGCTGCCGTCGATGTTGCCCACGCTAAGGGTCGGCGAACTGGCCCGGCCGTCACCGCGCTGCTCGAAGCCGCGCGCCTCCAGCGGCCAAGCTTGGTAGGCGTTGCCCTGCCAGTGGATCGGCCCCTGCTGCAGGTGGCCGTGGAAGCGCAGCATCTCGCCGCCGAACCCGGTGCAATCCAGGTCGAACAGGCGCACCAGCGCCCCAGGCTCGAGGGCCTGGTCATCGGCTGTGATGGTCATGCTTACCTCACGGATTGAAGACTTGCTGGAAGGTGGTGTTCAGGGTGAACACGCCGTTGCCGCGCGGCCGCAATTGCCAGCCCTGGGCGCGCACCCGTACCGGTTCGCCAGTGGGCAAGGTCCAGAGGAACGAGCGGTAGCCGCCGTGGCGCTTGAGGAAATCGCGGATCGGGCCGATCAGCGCGAGATCGCCGGTACGCGAAACCTGCCAGGTCTCGCTGAGGTTGTTCAGCCCGTCACCGAGCGCCTGGCTGTAGCCGCCGCCGTACTGCACCTGGCGTACCAGTTGGTTCGCCTGGCCGGCGGAATCGATCGAGATGTCCCAGGTAAAGCGTTCCAGATCAGCCATTCACCATCCTCCATACCAGGCCGCCGGGGCGCAGCTCCTGCGCCACCACGTTGCGCGCGGCATCGTTGATCATTCCCGCCAGCTGCTGTCCCGTACCGTCGTCGCCGCTGGCCGTCGCCGCGCCCTCGCGGTCGCCGCCCAGGCTNCGCGCACGCCGAGCACGCCATCGGAACCGCGACTCAGCGGCATGATGGCTTCCGGCCCACGCTCGCCGATCAGCGCCGGACGACCGCCGGCCATGCTGAACAGCGCCGGCGCGCTCTGGATGCCATCGTTGAAGGCACCGCCCCTGGCGAACCCAGGCATGCCTCCGGCGCGTTGCTTGCTGACCCAATTGGCCATGTCCGAGCCGGTATAGTCGGAAATCCGCGAGCCCGCCGTTGCGCCGCTACCGAAGAACCCGCTGACCGCACCGACGATGCCGCCGATGATCTGCAGCGTCGCCTGCCGCGCGGCGATCCGCGCCATATCCTGGATCACCGAGTCGGCGAAATCCTTGAACGACAGCTTGCCCGTGGTGGCAAAGGTGAACAGGGCGTTCTCCATATTGGTGAAGGCGTTGGTAAACAGCATGTCCATCATTCCCGAGACGTCCTGCGCCTGGTCGCGCAGGCTCGCCCAGGAGGCGTCCATCTGTTCGACCCAACTGCCCACCGGCTTGCCAGCGCTCGCCGAGGCCCCTCCAGCCGATACCTTGGAACCGTCCCCGGTCTGCCCGGAAGCAGTGGCCACCATCGCGCCGACATCCATCGCCGCTGCCGGCATTGGCGCGGCACCCAGGGCCGCGGGAGCGCCCGCTGCCGCTTGTCCCGCAGCTGCGCGGGCCTTTTCCAGTAGCGAGGTATAGGGCTTCTGGCTGGCCAGTTGCGCCTCGGTGATGCCGGCCTTGCCATTCATCCAGCCGAACAATCCGTCCAGGGCGAGCATTGAAAGCTGCCGCGCGGCGATCCGGGCGACATCGTCGATCACCGTCTTGGCGAAGTTGCTCAAGGACAGCTTTCCGCTAGTGGCGAAATTGAACAGCGACTTCTCGAGCTTCTCCGACGCATTCCTGAACAGCTCGTCGGTCATCCCGGAGATATCCTGCAGCGGCGCGCGGTAGGCGCCCCAGACACTGTTCATCTGCAACAGCCACTGCTTGAAGACCTGCGACTGGAGCGACGGCTGTTCCTTCTCGTCGTCGCCGGCCTTCGCCTGTCCCTTGCCCGCCTTGTCGTCGACCTTGGGCTTCTCGGTACCGACGCTGGCGACCCAGCCAAACAGCCCGTCCAGCAGCATCAGCGTCATCTGCCGCGAGGCGAGACGCGCGGCATCGGCGTAGGCGGCCTTGCCCACGTTGGCAAGCGACAGCTTGCCGGTCTCGCTGAGATTGAGCAGCGCCTTGTCGAGCTTGTCGGAAGAGTTCTTCAGTAGTGCTTCGTTGAGCTTGGACAGATCCTGGAGTGGTTCGCGATAGCTCTTCCAGGCTTCGCCCAGCTCCTTCTGCCGGGTCTTCCACTCGGCCAGTACCTTGTCCTGGGCGCTCTGCACAGGCTTCTTGGCCTGACCCGCCTGGCGACTGGTCCTGCCCAGCATGTCCAGCGCCTGGTCCAGCACGCTGCTGGCAATCAGCGCCGAACTGTCCAGGCTTTTGCCGATAGCCTTGCCAGCCTTTTCCGCGCGCGCCTCCATGGCACGCATTTTCTGATCGTTGATCCTGCCAACCTTGTCCATCCCGGCCCTGTACCCTTCGCTGCGAAGGACCAGGTCGAGCGTCAGGCTGCCGTCGGTATTCGTGACCATGATTCATGTCTTCCAGAAAAAGACCCCGCCGCAGCGGGGTGGCCTGTCATGCCCATTGATCCATCGCCTGGTGCAGCGAAAGGGGCTGGAGAGCCATATGCGGACGGAACGCGTCGGGATCGGCGTCCGCTCCCAGCGCATGCCCGAGCAACGCAGCGATCCGAGCCAGCGCAAGCTCCAGCCGGTGTCCCGGATGGAGCGAGCCGCGCTTGTTCAGGTAGGCGACCCAGGCGCGGTACTCGGCGTAGCTGAGCCGCTCCTTGGCCTCGGCAATGGTCGACCCGCCGACGCCGTTCAGCACCAGTTCGTGCCAAACCTCGTCGGCGGGGGTCAGTTTTTTTCCGCGTCCTCGACCCGGTTGACCTCGCCGACCGCCTGCAGCAGCAGGAAGCCCAGCGCCGGGTCGAGGTCGTAGGCCTGTTCGTAGGTCAGGCTTTCCTCTCCCGTCTCGCCCAGGCGAATGCATTCGGCGAGGTAGCGCGCGTTGCGGCTCTGCTGGTCGCCTTCGGCGGAGAACAGGCGCTCCACCGCGCCAAAACTGTTGCGTCGGACGAACACCTGGAAGGTGTCGCTGACCGCCTTCTTCCTGCCGGCGGGAACGCGGGTCCAGGTAATCTCCTTGCGCACCAGCGCCGACTCGATGAAACCGCCCGCCGCACGAAGTTCGTTGAGATTCATCTACGCGCTCCTCAAGCCGACTTCGGCGTCCACTTGCCGGCGCCGGAACGCTGGATGGTGGCCTGGGTAGCGACCAGCGTGTTGCTGGCGAAATCGAAGGGGAAGTCGCTGACGTAGCCTTCGAAGGTGAACCAGGTGCGCGCCGGCGGCAGCACGAAATCGTCGCCTTCGGTGCTGACGGTCGGCTTTACGTCGATTCCGTCGGACCAGCCGATGGCCCACTTGACGCTCGTCTCGCCATCTTTCTCGGACAGCTGGAACAACCGAACGTGACTGGCCAGGCGTGGATCGGCGTTGATGCCGAGGGTCGCCTGGCCAGGGGTGCGCAGGCCTTTCTTGTACTTGCGCGAAGTGTCGCTCAGGCACGGGTCTTCGATCTGGTCGGCCGGATTGCCGCCCGGGTTGAACGAGGTCACGCCTTCGATCTCCAGGACGGTAGCGGCACCGGTACCGGATACCGGCGGAACCAGGGCGTAGATCTGGGTACCTTGAGTCAGGATGGACATGGAAAACTCTCCTTTATGCACATGAAAAGACCCGCACCATGCGGGTCGTCTGGCCCCGCCTCCAGGACGGTCAGCCGTGGCGCGGTACGCGGTCGGCGAGGAGCCTCCACGTCTCGAGCCGTTGTCGGATGCAAACGAAAAAGCCCGGCACACTGGCCGGGCTCTGAGGTTGCAGGTGGCATCCCTGGGGGGACACACCTGTACAAGCATGACTACGTTGTACCGGCCGATTCCCGGCTCGACAACGCTGCGGAATCAATACACGGCAATATGCGCCGGACACACGTCCATCGACGTCCATATGCGCCCAGTGTCTCAGCGGCAGGCACGCAACGCCGCCTGCAATTCGAGTTCGTAGCCCTGCCGCTGGCGGCGCTCGGCGAGCAATGCGCGAACCTTGGCCTGCAGCGAATCGCCGGCCTTCAGCGTGGCGCCGGCCCAGCTCGGCGGGCGCAC